GTTAGGCTGATAGCGGTCTTGATAAACTTATGATTAGCCGCAAGTATACAAGTTCAACTGCGCTGTTAACGGCAGTACTTGGTGATATTGCAAACCGCATGATTGGCAGCGATGGCGATGATATTGCTAACTTTGCAAGCCTCATGGGTGATCTTGTAAGCAGCGAAGGCGAGGCATTTGGTCAGCGCAGTGAACCAGAATATAACAAAGACAAGAAACTTTCTATTCTTCTAGCACAGAAGTATATGAAGGATTTGGGTGAATTAAACAAGAATCCAGAATATGCAAAGGTAGTTCGCAAAGAACCTAATGTTCGTCCAAGCGATGTACGCAAGGCAAAGAGTGCTGGTGATGAGTTTGAAGAAAGCATCATGGGTCTTGGTGAAGGTCCAATGAGTCACCCAATTGAAATTAATGGCAAACAAGTTGATGTTCGTTCTCTTCAAGTTGATGGTGTTGATACCGAAGATTATCCAGATTTCAGTGATGCTTATTTTAGCGTTGGCGAATACACAGATGGCACCCCAATGAGCGATCAAGAACTTGATTGGTTAAATGACCATCATCGTGATTTATTGCATCAGATGGCACACGAAGGCACACAAGGCATGGATGAAGCAAACCTTGGTGCTAAACTTGGCACTGCTGCATTTGCACTTGGTATGGGTGCTACTGCTGCTGGTATGATGCCAGACGACAAGGCTGTCCCTTATATGGTTAAGCCAGCACAGCATGGTGGATATGAAGTTGTGTTAAAGCGCAATCCAAGTCATGATTTAGTGAACTTTGATAACAAAGAACAAGCATACGCTTGGATTAAGCAAAAGATGCAGCCAAAGACAAAGACTGATCCATTTGAAGATGCAGTAAATGAAGAACCAAATGAAGGTAATGAATTTAGTGGTAAACTTGCAGCAGCAAAGGCAAGTGGTAAGAAAGAATTTGAAGTAGATGGCAAGACCTATCCAGTTAAGGAAGGTGATGCAAGTGAACCAGACCATGAAGATGCAGATGCTGATGACAAGCGTTTTGATGATCAAGAAGAAACCAAGAAAACAAAGGGAACCCCAATGAAAAACAAGAATATTGAAGAAATGCGTAAATTGGCAGGTCTGCCTTTGATGGAAAACTACATCTACGCACAAGAAGAAGAAAGCGATGAGCATGAAGAGCATGAAGGTGGTGAGCCAAATGCGGATGATAAGGCAGAATATGATCAAGAAGGTCGTATGGCTAAGAGCGAACTAAAAACCGCCAAAGACGCTGCCGCAGAACTACAATCAATTCTTGATGATGAAGAAAATCTTCCAGAATGGGTTCAGGCTAAGATTACAAAGGCTGTTGATTATCTAGACACTGCTCGTGACTATATGAAAGATAACGATGTAGAATATACTGACGAAAGTGTAGCAGTAGATGAAATAAGTGCACAAGGACATGATAGATTAATTAAAGGTGTTCAAAGCCATATCGATCCATCATTTAACCCAGATCGTGCAGGTAGAAAATATAGTAAACCAGAATTAAGTAAATTTGCACAGCAAGTTGCTAATGCATCACAAGAATTAGAAGCAGCAATTCAATCAGGTGATTTTTCTGCAATTAAGATGGCACTAAAAACCATAAAATATCTTGGTAATGCGAACCAAGTAACTGGTCTTACTGATTCAGTTGCAGAAGCAAAGGGCAAGCCAGATTATCTTGACTTTGACAAGGATGGCGACAAGAAAGAAACAATGAAGAAGGCACTTGCTGACAAGAAAAAGATGAAAGAAAGTGCTGACCTAACTTGGCTTCAAGCAGTTGCAGGTATTAAAAGCAAATGATTGACGCAATTTCAGATATTAAAAGACTTAGTGGTCTTGTTGAATCAGAACAAATAAATGAAGCAGCAGTGCAAACTATTGATGATGCAATAAACGCACTTGCAAATTTGCGCCAGCGTGCAAAAGAAATGCAAATTGCTCGTATCCCTACGGATGGTCTTTCAAATCAAGTTGTTGAAGATTTGTATCCTATAATTTTATTTTTAGAACAACATAAGGCAACAATGCACAATGGCTGATACATATGATTTAGCATGGCTTCAAAATTGGGCATCAACACAAACTTATAGCGATAGCGGTTCGGCAAGTTGGGCAGTAATTTCACAAGTTATTCCTAACTTCCCTAACCACAGTGTCGCACTTGGTTCCACAGATGATGGTCGTTATCAAATTATTCTTACTGGTGATCAAATAGATGGAACACCAGTTTATATTAACCCACCAGCGTAATGAAAACACCTCTACTCACGGATATAGAAGCATATCCTCAATATCCGTGGGCAAGGTGGGTTTACAATAAGTTATTACTATCACAGGCACTGCAATATGAGTGCGCTCCTCACGGTATCCCCCCTAAAACATATCCAGTATTTTCCAAACCAATAATGAATTTAGAAGGTATGGCACTTGGTAGCTGTATTTGGAATAGTGCGGATGATGTTGAGTATATTGCTGGTCATTTCTGGATGCCTCTATTCACTGGTACACATTGTTCCTATGATATTCAATTAAAGGGCGGTGAAGTAGTATATTGTAAAAAAGCAATAGCAACACACAGCAATGATCACAAAAGAATACAGTATTGGAAAATATTCAATAGTGATTTAACAGAAGCACAATCACTATGGAATAATCTGCTACCAGAATTTACGGGTTATGTAAATTTTGAAACTATTGGCGACAAAATAATTGAAGTTCACTTACGTTGGGCAGCAGAATGGTATGATTGGTATGATACACCAATATTTTATAGCGTTCCAGTATGGTGGAAAAATTTACCAAAAACTATTGACATTCCCGAAAACACCTGTTATGTTAAGGATGTGTGCGGCGATATTACAAATCAATCATTGGAAATTAAACGCAGTCACCTAATACTCTGTGAAGATTTAGCAGAAGGTTTGGCACTGCGTGACAAAATAATTTCAAATAATTGAAGAAAGATATTGCATCTATCTTATCGTTGGTGTATAAATAGATATATGCAGTGGAGAGAGTTCCATTGTATAAGGCACATATGGCAAACAAAAGGAAAATACATTATGGCTTCATTGGCAGAAATCCGTGCGAAACTCGCACAACAAGAATCCCGTTCTAACGGTTCTAACGGCGGCGGTCGTGATAACGCAATTTACCCCCATTGGGATATTCCAGAAAGTTCAACAGCACGTATCAGGTTCTTGCCTGATGGTGATGCGAAGAATGACTTTTTCTGGGTAGAACGTGCAATGATCCGCTTGCCTTTCGCAGGTGTTAAGGGTCAGATGAACAGCAAGCCTGTTACTGTTCAAGTTCCTTGCATGGAAATGTGGAATGAAACATGTCCAGTTCTAACCGAGGTTCGCACATGGTTCAAGGACAAGAGCCTTGAAGAAATGGGTCGCAAGTATTGGAAGAAGCGTTCGTATCTTTTCCAAGGCTTTGTTCGTGAAAATCCACTTACCGAAGACAGCACTCCTGAGAATCCAATTCGTAGGTTTGTAATTAGCCCAAGCATTTATCCTTTGATCATTGCTGCATTGAAAGACCCTGATATTGAGGAACTACCGACAGACTATGATCGTGGTCTGGACTTTAGTGTCACTAAAACTAGCAAGGGACAGTATGCAGATTATGCTACCAGTAAGTGGGCCCGTAAGGAATCAGCACTAACTCAGACAGAACGTGCAGCAATTGATGCCTATGGTTTGTTTGACTTGAAGAGTTTCCTTCCAAAGAAACCAGGTGATACTGAAATGAAGATCATCAAGGAGATGTTTGAAGCATCCGTTGATGGTGCTACCTACGATGAAAATCGTTGGGGTCAGTATTACAAGCCAAGTGGTTTAGGAAACAACAACAGCGATGCTGATGATGTTCCTGCTGCAAAGCCAACGGTAGCGTATAGCCGTCCAACACCAGTTCAAGAGGATGTACCTTTTGATATGGATGATACGCCAGTTGCTAGTGCTCCAGTTAGCACTGCACCAAAGAGTGGTGATAGCAACCAACGTGCTGCAGACATTCTCAGCATGATTCGCAATCGCAAGACTGCAGAATAACAAAAACAAATGATATACGTAAACGGGGACAGTTGGACCGAAGGATATCCATTTTCTATGGATATATCTAAAAAAAATCTAACTTGGCCCCGTTTACTTTCTAAAAAATTGAAAAAACCAATATTTGATGATTCAATGTCTGGTGCCAGTAATAGTAGAATTTTTAGAAGAACGAGTAGCAATATTATTTTAAAAGATGTAAAATTAGCAATTATATTCTTAACTCATTGGTCTAGAGTAGAAACTGGTAATCCAAATTGGAAAAATGTAAATGGTTATGCCACAAGATTTGTTGAATCACAACAATTACTGATTGGTAGTGAATTTCATGATTATTATTTTGAAAAATACTTCGAATCATTATTTCAATATGAAATTTTTTTACATGGAATTATTAATTTACAATCTTTAGCAGAAAAATATAAAACTAAGTTGTATTTTCTTGATACTTTTGCAAAAAATTTGTATAAAAATATAAATTTTGATATTTTTTGTGAAGAAATAGATTTTGAAAATTCTACAATTAGAAAAAATTACAAGGATGAGTTTATTAAAAAATATGAATTAATAAAAAATTTGACTTTGCATATTGATTTTAGTAAATTTATAAGTGATAAAAGTTATCAAGAATTAATCGGAGATGTTCCTTTAGAAAAAGGTCACCCTTTGGAAGAAGGTCATACTATAA